ACAACCGTATTTTCCGACTGCCCACCGTATCCATCCAGAACCACACGCATGGCGTCTGCCACCTCGCGGGTCTGGTCGTACGTGACGCCGTACACCTGATATTCCAGGGTGACACGGGGCATGCCCATCGGGTTTCGCAGCGTCTGCTCTCGCTGGATGCCGGTACGCCGCCAGGTGACAAACGGCAGTGACGCCGACGCCGGGGCGAGCACCGGGTAGATGCGTGAACTCACTAGCGACGTGACGGCTGTGCTGCCAACCAGGGCGGTACGCAGGACGGCTTCTGGCGATTTCATAGGCCGAAGTCTCCGTATTTCTTCTGGGTCGCACGGATCGCTGCCGTTAGTGCCTTCCGCATCTCCACGTCTAGGATGCTCTGCATCTGGCTCTGCGTGGACTGAAAGGCCCGCGTCAGCGGCCTACGGGCCGGGCTTCCACGGACAGTTCCGGTGGCGATGAAGTCCACGGGGTAGCGGCGGACGCCAGGCCGAAAGAACGGCCCGCGAGTCTTGAACGATGACAGGACGCCACGACCGGACGGCTTCTCCTTTGCCCGCTCCGTGAGCGTGCGAATCCTGCCGCCCAAGACCACGCGGCGACGGCTGACTCGCTTGGACTTGCCGGGAGACCTGGGCTTCGTGCCGTACTCAACAAGGTGCGAGTGGTAGGCCCGATTTGGCCCCTTGAGCACTGTGCCGCCGATGAAGGCTGGTGTGGCACCCTTCTGACTCTTGCTGTTCACCGGGCGACGAAAGCCGACCACCACCACACCCACTGGCAGCTTCGCCTTGTTGTTCGTGTACTTCCGCGACACCTGGCTGACGCTCGCCAGCAGGTTGCCAGTGACTTCGCCGAGGGCGGCGACGTTCTTCCGCAATGCTTCCTGGCCTGGCTTCGCCGCTTTCTTGAGGGCACGCAGCTGGTACTTCGTGCTGATGTCTCGCGGCAGCTTCTTGAGCTCGGCCGCCACGTCTGCGAGCGGCTCCAGTGCAAACAAGGCTTTCGCCTTCTTGCCTTTGCCCAGTGCCAACTTGATCAGCGGCCTATCGCTGCCGCCGCCGAAGACGTTCGCCATTAGGGAATCGTCTCCTGGCAGATGATCTCGTGCTCGCTGCGGTTGCCACGCTCGAGCAGGCTGACAATCTCCAGCGTCCGGGTCCGCCAGGCGAACCGCATGTTCTGCGTCAGCCCCGGCAGGTAACGCATCCGCACGCGATGCGTGACGCCGATCTCTTGCTGTCCCAGCCCCAGCGACTCGCGTGCGCTCACGCCTTCCACGCTTGCCCACACGGCCGACGAATTGCTCCACGACAGCACCTGCTCGCCGAGGGCGTTCGTCGTGCCGCTGGCAATCTGAACCGTGACACGCTCGCGGAGCCGGCCGGCGTCGATCATCGGTAAGAGCCCCAGCGTTGCGAGTCGAGCAGGGACTTCACGCCGAACTCGACTTCTTTGGAAATGCTGCCCATCACAACGCCGCTGCGGGCACCGTCGTACCAGTGGCCCACCAGCATCAGGATCGCGTGCCTGATGGCGGCCGGCACGCTGGAACCGCTCGCCCCGTAGCCGGCCCACCACGTGACGGTGACTGAGTTCTCGTCTTCCATCCTGTCGGCCGGCCACGTCGCCCCGTAGAGCGTCTGCACTTCGCCAGGCGTCCGATGCCTGTCCACGCGGTACTGCGACGTGGAGAGCGTTGCCGTTGCGCCGCTCGCCAGCGTATAGGCCACGCTGACGGCTGTGCTGGCTCCTTCGGTGGCCATCGGCGGCCTGGGCAGCACGATCTCGTCATCGGCCACGGGGAACGATTTCAGCGTCATCACCAACTGCTGGCGAATCAGAGCCCTGTCCAGGTATTGCTCAATCCATTCCCGAGCGGCCGTGACGAGCGTGCTGACGTAGGCGTCATCGGCAGTGGAATCCACTCGCAGATGCGACTTGGCTTCAGTGAGCGTCACGGGCTCGACGGCGGGCGGCGTGGAGACACGCAGCGTCTGGTACTCAATACTGCTCACTTCTTGCGTCTCCGCTTGGGCGTGGCGTCAGCCGTCTCGGCTTCGTGCTCGAGCGATGCGGTTTCGATCAGCGTCTGCTGGTTGTCCTCGACAGCCACGCGCATAGAGAGCAGCTGCTGGGCCAGGCCGCCTGGGATCTCAACCACCTGCCCTGTGCGGTATCCACGCCACGATCTGGTGAACTTCAGTTTCTTCATTGCGGCACGCTCCATGCAGTGTCTGGCTTCTTCAGCGTGTTCGTGAATTCGGTAGACCACTGGAAAATCGGCTTGCCCAATTCCGCGCCCGGCCACGTCACGACGTATTCCCCGTGCCCTAGAACGACGCGCGGCGTGATGTAGACCTTGTTGCCGCTGTCGCGCCAGTTCCGCCAGAACCAGATATCGTCGTCGGTCCTGCCTTCGTGCCACGATCCGTCCGGGTCTGGCTTGCTCCAGAACCACGGCTTCTTGCACCGCTTGAGGGCTGCCGTGCTGATGACGGTCAGGCCGAAGTGTGCGGAATCGACTTCCTGCACAGGCTCGGCAAACCAAGACTTTTCAACCTTCGATTTCCCGTCAGGCGGTGGGTTATCAAGCGCGCCCTTGAGCGTGAACATCGGGCGGCCGTCTTCCCGCTTGGTCTGCAGGCCGGTGATGGCATCGCACTGAAACGTCATGGCCAGGGCGAAAAGGTGCTCGATGTCTTCCTTGGTGAAGAACGTGTCGTAGTCGAGAAGCAGCAGGTATTCGGCCTTGTCGAGAAACTGCTCCATCACGCGGGTATTCACCTGCGACCAGAACGCACCAGTGCCCATCGTTGGGCGAATCCCAAGCGGCATCAGCGCCTGTGCCCACGTGAAGTGGTTGGCCGTAAATGAGAGCCTAGGCATCGACAGTATGGCTTCCACACGGATGTCAACTTCCGTGCCGCCGACCTTGACCAGCATTGTCAACCTCGCAAACGAGAGCGGGCCGCCCCGGTTTGGAGCGGCCCGCCCAGTTTGCACTTCACGTCAAGCCGTCAGGCTCACGCACCCTTGAGGGCGATGACCGGGCCAGCGACCGTGTCGCTGCCGAGCGTGTGCCACGAGATCGCCACGCGGGCGGTCGCACGCAGCACGGTCTGGTCGCTCAGGAAGGCCACCTCAGAGCTCGACGCGAGGTCGATGCCCTGGCGGGTGCCGAAGATTGCCGCGTTCGCCAAGTTGGCAAACAGGGCCATCACGTTGCCCGTCTGGTCGCCCGAGCTCGGCATCTCGTCCGTGAGCACCACAGGGTAGCCCATGAACGTGAGTCCAAGGCCCTGCGACAGGCCGACCGAACCGCCCTGGGCGGCGTCGAGGGCCTGCATGCAGTCCGCGAAGAAATACGGCGAGCAGTACCACTTCGCACCAGCGCGGCTGTGGGACGGCATCAGAGCCATCATCCGCAGCAGGTTGGCCTTGGTCACCTCATCCGGCGTGTCGCCGGCAGCCGTCACCAGGCTCGCGGCGTAGGTCGCCGAGGTGCCCGCGAGGATGCCGTTGCTGGTCAGGATGCCAGCCACGCTCGGAGCCGAACCCGAGTTGCCGTTGAACGCGATGTTCTCGATCGCGTTGGTGAGGCACAGGGCGAGCTCTGCCGCAATCCAGTCGGCGTAGGCCGCCGGGTTGACCGCGTCCGAGAGCAGCTCGTTGGCGATCTTGGTGGCAGCCGTGCACTTCTTCGCCGTCAGCGTCACCTGGGTCGAGGTGGGGTCGCTGTCGGTGATCGCCACGTTCTCGTTCTGCCAGTTGACGGTCGCACCGGCCGTCCGCTTCGGGACGAGCACCACGTCGCTCGGCATCTGAATGTTCAGAGCGTTGGACGCAAATGCCGAGTTCTCGGTGACGAGACGCAGCACGGTGTCGGACAGGAGGATGTCCGGCACGAACGCCGCACCCGTGGTCGAGCCCGTCGAGCCCTGGGCACGCACCTCGATGCCGGCGTCTTCGCACCACCGCTTGGCGTCGGCGTCGCGGAGAAGCGTGGCCTTCAGCTGCATGCCGCTCTTGAAGGCGTCCTCGTGCGAGCGGAAAGCCTTGAGCTTGCCACGGAACGGAACCGCCTCGATGCGAGCCTTCGGCTCGTCGGAACGCACCTCGGGAGCCGGGGTGCAGCGGTCCACGACGCTGCGGAGATTCTTCGCCGAGTCGGCAACCGACTTCTCGAAGTCGATCTTCTTGGCGAGCTTGGCGGCGTCGGCCGTCAGCGTCTCGAGCTCGAGGTCACGCTCGGCGATCTTGTCCGCGTCGCCTTCGATGGCCCGCACGGCGTCGATCCGGTTGGCGAGGGTAACGGCCTCGTCCTGCAGCTTCTTGAGGTTGTCCACGTGTGTTCTCCGCCGGCGGTATTGCCGATGGAGTTCACGGTCGCACTAACGGGCATCCCTCTTGCAGAAGCGAACTTCGGAAACTGTTGTTTTTACAAACACCACGCCACGAGCACCGCATCGCGGGCAGCGTAGATACCGCTGCCGCTCGTCACCGCATGGGCGCGAAGAACGGCACCGCAACTTCTCGCCGCACGTGCAGCGGGCGTCAGCCATTGCGAAGCCTCAGAGAAGCAGCCCAGGCGGCGGCGACGCCCCGCAGGGCCGAACGCTGACTGACCGCCTGGGCCGCAGGCTCGGGCGTCGGCTCGGCCACGGGCTGGGAATTGAGCCACGCATCGTAGGACCGCATTGCAGCGGCAGCCGATGCAGCCGGGTACGCAGGCGTCAGGACCACAGACACGTCGGCCAGCATCGAGATTTCACGGATCTCGCGCACGGCACCCTGCTCATCGCTCGTCCACCGCTCGCCCGTCTTGGGGTCAAGAGCGAAGGCGAAGCTGGACGCCTTAAGGTCTCGACGGCGCAGGAGCTCAAGAGTGTCCCGGCCCACTTGCGTGTCGGGCGGCGTCACCGTGTACCGCAGCCCCTTCTCGTCGCTGGACAACTCAAGCGTGCCGCTTGAGGTGCGGCCGAGGATGAGGTCGCTGTTGTGGTTCAGCAACGCCACCACGTCCTGCTTGCCACGCTGACGGGTCAGAATCTTGTCGAACGCACCCGGCAGGATGATCTCGCGGAACTGCGAGCCGCCTTCCCGCAGCGGCAGGCTGAAACGGTTGTACACGGCGGCGTAGCCGGTGATGACCTGCGCGCCATTGGCTCGCGTCTCAATCGTTAACTCGGCCTCGGGGACTTCCTCGAAGGCAAGGCAGCGGCGCTCAAGTTCCATCGGTCGTGTCCTCCTCTTCGGCCTGGTCTTCGGCGTCATCGGCCGGGCTGTCTTCCACCTCCACGGCTGGCTCGGGCATCGGCTCCGGGGCAGGCGGATCCTGGCCCACCTTGTCCAGCGTGGTCATGTTCAGCTGCACGAAGTGCTTGTCACCCTCCGGCCCGATTGGGTTGAGGTTCTCAAGCTCGCGGATCTCGTTGATCGTCATCCAGCCGTTTTGCAGGGCCGAGACGTAGTAGGCAGACCGGCTCGCGTGGTCGCCACGCAGTAGGCCGCTCACGCTGTGCTCGGCGAAATACCGCTCATCGTCCACGATCAGGTCACGCGAGATCGCGGCTTCCCATCGCTTGAGATGTGGCAACAGGCAGTGCTGCACAAACTCCGTGCCCTGCACCTCGATGTTGCTGTACGTCGAGCGGGTCAGGTCTTGGATCATGTGCGGCGGCACACGAAACGCCCGACAAATCTCGATGACCTGATACTGCCGCGTCTCGAGGAACTGGGCCGCCTCGTTGCTGCCGCTGAGTTCGTGAGCCTTCACGCCATTCGGTAGCACAGCCGTGCGGTGTGCTCGATCCGGCCCCCGGTGCATCCGCTCCCACTGCTCACGCAGACGCTCGGCCGCCTCGGCCGGGATGGGGTTATCAGACTCCAGTACGATGCCGGGCCGGGCACCGTTGCCGAAGTAGGTGGACCCGTGGGCCTCCAACGCCTGGGCCAGCCCGATGGCGTTCTGAAAGATCTTGTACGTCGGGATCGCCTTGATGCCGTCCTCGGTCGTGAACCGCAGGGCGAAGATCTGCTCTTGGCTGTAGACCGTCTGCCGGCCGCTCGGCTCGCGGTAGCGATACCGCAGCGTGCCGTCTTCCAG